CAGTTTCAACATTTACTATTAACTTACTCATTATGATACCCCGTATAATCTAATAGAAGTGTCTGCTGCATTTGAAAAAGTGCCACTACCAGCATTGAAAATATCAATAGAAGATATGGCTGTTGTAGTATCAAAAGTTCCTAAAACATTAAAAAACATTTCTGTTGGACCGCTGTTTTGTGTATAGAGTTGATATTGATAAACTTTAGTTTTTGTTGTGCTTGCATAATTATAAATTGTTAAAACACCTGACGGATTACTTTCTAAAGCAGCAGATGTAGGTGCATCAGAACCAAACGGCCAATTTCCAATAGTTGCTGCTCTGCTAATATCTGCCCCAGTCCAAGTTGCAAATTGTAAAGTAGGTTGAAATCCAACATACTTTCCTTTATAAATGCCTGCTGTGCTGTTGTTGTTAAATCTAATACCGAATGCTCCGCTTGAACCTGAATTAGTAATTCCGTTATAAACCAAAACTAAATCTTTGTAAGTTGACGGGATTGATGATAAAGATAAACTTCCCAAAGCACTTGCAACTGTTTCTGATATTAAGGTTATGCCACCACCAGCAGCGGGTGTAGCCCAACTTGGAATACCACCTGCGACTGTTAGAACTTGTCCAGTGCTACCAATTCCAAGTCTTGCTGGTGTAGATCCACTTGAAGAATAAATACTATCGCCTGTAGTTGTCATTGGGTTAGTCATGCCAGTTGTATCTACGTTAGCCCACGCACTGCCTGTGTAATATGTTGTTACATTTGTATCTTTAAGATAAGCAAACTGTCCTTCTTGTGGTGATGTAATTGCTGAATCTCTAGCTGCTGCACTTGCAAAGACTAAAATGCCTTGCATCAAATAACCATTAGTGTCGGCTGCAGTCAGCACCTCACCAGTTGTAAACGTCTTAAAACCTAATCCTGCTGCCATTTGTACTCCCTAGTAACTTAGGACATTATAGTCTAAAGTGCCATAAATCGTATCATTTAGGATAAATGCGTCTATGACTGGCTCTAATGTCGTGAACGTAGTGCGCCAACTATTCGGTGATATATTCATGCGTACACCGAAAATCTGTAATGTTTTTTCTAAGGTAGATCCGCCTGGCTGTGTAGTAATTACCTTTATAGGATCAAAAAAGTCTAGGTCTAGGGCTGCAATTATGCCTGTGTTGTAGTTAGAGGTGTATAGGTCTAAAACTATGGAATCTACTCGGATGCTAGTCTCAGCTCTACTAGCCACATACGCCTGTGAGTAGTCAAGTGCAACAGAATCGCTCTGCATTAAAAGGTTGTCTAAAAAGTAGCTGTGTAAAAAATACTTATCTATGCTTGCCTGATTTAAAGCTACCTGTGCGCTTCCACCTAATCTAGTAATGGTGGCTTTGTTAAATATGAGCACATCGTTAAGAATCCAACTAGCATCAAAATAAACTATGCCTGTGCCATTATCTGCAAAGACTGTAGGTGTGCCGCCAATAGATCCTGCAGTTACGTCTCTATCTTGAAATACAAAAGAGCCACTAGCATCTACATAAAGTGCGCCATATTCAGAAGTGGATACTGTGGTAAGAGCTGCTAAGGCTGTGCGGTTAGTGCCGGGATCTGCCTGCATAGTAGTTAGCCCTGCATCTACATCACGCATAGTTGCTGGCCAGTCAATTTCGTCTAATATCTTGTTAACACGTGTGCCAGATAATTGTCCAGCGGTAGCATCTGTAACTGTGCTGATCTGTGCTACCTGCGCTAATCTAAAAGCATCTACAGCTTGTATAGTTGTTATTGCTACATCCTCGCCTGACTCACCTGGGTATGTAGTTACATAGCTTGTAATGAATCCAGAAAATATAGGATATGTTACTGATGAGTAAGTTGCAGTAATCTGCACCTTCTTCATAGGTGTTAATAAATTGTAATATGGGCCAGTAACATTCTGCGGATTAAAGTCGCCATTCTGATCTGTTATGCGTAATGTGAGTGCGCCTGTCTGAAATTGATCTGATAGTGCAGTACGGCCTCGGTTAGTCTCTATGCGGTTAACTTGATTAGATACATCTACAATTACAGATGCTGAATCACCTAATATATTTGTGTTTAATATGCCTGTATCTAATATCATAGCCTGAGCAAACGATGGCCCAGTGCTAAAGTTAATTACTGCATTTATTACTGGTATTGGCATTATGGTAATTGCCCTGCGCCAGTAGTGCTATATCCACTACGGCCAGCGACTTGGATGCTTTCGGCTACTAACTGTGCAAACTTATCACCAGATGGTGAGTCAATTCTTACGTTTACATCTAGTGATCTATTGCCAGATTCCCTAGCTCTTTCTGTTGCTATTTGAGATACGTTCATACCAGCATAAGAAGATGATCCGACTAACTGTGTTGCTAAATCTTGGAAATAACCAGCTGGCTGTGATGGTAAACCAGGTGCGCTCACAGTTGGTGCAGCTGAAGTTGGCGTACCAAATTGCTTGTTAATAGTTTCTATTTGTGCATTGATTCTATTAATTAAAGATCTAACTTGAACTAATGCAAACTCTGTAAGACTCTTACCAGCTGCTGCCGCTTCTGCTGCTAATTTCTTTAGTGCGTCTGCTGCTTCCATCTCAGCCAAATACTTCTTAGCCAAAGCCTCGTTATTGTCTAAGATTGCTAATTGTGCCTTTAGGCGTAACTTAGTCTCTTCATCGGTTGCACTGTTTAAGGCTGCGTTTATACCTATGCGCTCTAAGTCAAACTTTTTGCGTAATTCTTCTACATTCTTATTTTCTAAAGCGTTTTTCTTTTGTAATAGTGCTAATTCTGCTGCTTTTGCTTTTGCTAATTTATCCTCAGTTTGGAATCGCTTTGCATCTATACGACCTGCGCTACGTTGCTTATTGGCTGGCAAAACTGCTGCTGGCGCACTCATTCTGCCTAGACGTTGCAGTAATCCTATTGCACTCATTTCGTAAGAAAAAGTTATTAATTGTTTTAGCCCAGGTAGGTTTGCTATTGTTGTTATTCCGCGACCTAATTCTCCTATACCACGTGTTACATCGGCTATGCCTTTAGCAAGTTCGGTCATGCTATCTGTAAAATTACCTATGCTTTTATCATTACCTAAATTAGTTAAAGCATCTACTAAACCTTTACCTATAATTTCTTTAGCATCGGCAGACGCGACTGTAATAAGACTCATTTTGCCTGCAAAAGTTTCTAATCTAGCTGCTGCCTGACTTGCAAACTTAGCATTTAACTCTTCCATGATTTTGTTCATGTCGCCACTCTTTAATGTGGCTTTGCTTATACCTGCGCCTAGTCTGCTAAGACCTGTGGTGTTGCCTGAAAATCCTCGTGTTAATGCTGCGCTAACTTCACTAAGTGATCTACCTGTGGCTGCGCTTACGTTAAGTGCTGTTTGTAATGCATCTTGACTTTTAGTTATTGATCCTGTAGCTGTAAGTAATTGCTGAAAGGCTGGGCGTAATTCATCATCTAACACGCCATATAACCCTTGTAACCTTGCTATATATTGCTCTACTCCAGGTGCTGAAAATGCAAAGCCTGTATTACGTAATTGTACTTCTAAAGATTTTGCGGCCTTTTCATCGGCCATAAATGCAGCAACGGCTTTCTTTCCATAATTGGCTAATGCAGCTGCACCAAAGGTAAGGCTTAAAGATTTTGCTACACGGTTAATACTTTTATCAAAAGAAGATAAACTCTTCTGACCTTTTTTTAATCCAGAGTTATCCCACGTGGATACGGCTGATACTACTAAATTGGCCATTACGCAACTTTCCTTAATTGAGTATCTTTATTAAATCTAATTGCTACAGCTTCTATTGTCTTAACTATTCTGGCTGTTACTTTGCCTTGATCTTCTGTCCAAGCACGATATAAAGCTCTACCTTTTTGCTTGTCTTGACCTTTCATATTATTAGATCCACCTAAGGAATTGATAAAATGAATGCTTGCTTGTGGGTTTAAACTTTCAGATGGGTCAGATCCATTAGGATTTTTGCGTCCAGCAGTTTCATAAATAGCACCACCAGCTGTGGTATTGGCTATATAAAATGCCGCTCTAAATCCTTGCTTGTTTGCTTTGTTAAGTCCAGCACGATAAACAATTCCAGCTCTTGCTATTGATTGATCGTAATTAGGAAATGCCCTATATTTTCTATAACCTTTAGCACCAAATTCAGTTAAGTCAGCTAATGATTTAGTCCATCCTGATAAAACATCGTTGTTAGCAGGTAAATAACCTCTAGCAGTATTTCTGATAGGAATCATGGCTTCTTTAATATCTGCCTTCATCCTTGTGTTTAAATCGGGAGATATTTTACTCATAGCCTTCTGGAGTTGCTTAACGCCTGTTACGACTACGGGCATTTTTAATCTCCTTAGCTCTATCGCTGAGTACCTGCACGATTGCTCGTAGCATTTCTGAGTCCATATTTATAAACTCACTAGGCGCGATCCCTAGCTCTACAGATAAACTTGCTATCGCGTAGAGCGTAGAATCACGCTGTATTATTTTTTTTCTTCGTCTAATACCTCGACAGTTTCTAAGCTGTCAATAAACTCTGCACCAAATATAGGTACAGTTACGTTAGCCCTACGCAAGCACTCATGCGCTAAGAAATAAATCTCAGTTTGCCTTTCGTGATCGCGCAGGACTTTACTAATCCCAGCCTGATATCGTAATTCAAATGCGTACTCAACTCCCGGCGTTATTTTATGCTCAGATACTTCGCCGTTAGCCCTTGTAATCTTTAGCTTTGCCATTACTTCTCCTTATGCTGTGGTGTCTACTACGATAACACTTTGGCAGGTAAATGTAATTGACTGTGTGCTTATGTCGCCTACTGCGCCGTTTACATCCTGTGTGTTATTTACAAGCACTGTGGTTTGATACTCTGGGTTAGTTGCGCTAATTACTGCAGAAGTCTGCTTTAGTGTTAGCGGTACTGTAGTACCCCATGCAGCCTGCAGCGTAGCGTTTACGTTGCTTGCAGCTGTGTCATTTAAGAAGTCAATAGTGATAGTGCTAGCCTCTAGGCCTTTTGCAAACTTATGTGCGGTATCGCCCATAGCTGTTACTTCAAGCTCATCAAATGAGCGGTTAATTGTTACGGCTGTTACGTGATCGCTTAAAGCGACACTGTTCAGAGTAACAACAACGCCATTGCTTAAATAGATTGCCATTATTCGTTGTCCTCATCTTTTCTAGCCGCTGGTTTTTTAACCGCTGCTGGTTGGTCGGTAATCTGGCCTATCTTGACCAGAAACTTATATTCTTCTTCTGTAAATCCTTTGTAGCTCATGTTAACTCCAACTCGTTAGGATTGATACTGTTATCTCAGATACTAGCAAGTCGCCACTAGCTGCGTTGACTATGGCAGGTGCTGAAATAGTAGATATGTTTAGCACTAAAGATGATGTATTAAGTTTTGTTACGACTGCCAATATGTAATCTTCCATGCCTTGAAGTCCACCTTGATTATCTAAGGCTGGCTTAGTTATCAAAATCTTAAAGTTAGCCATAGGGCTTACAGTTATGTAATCATTATTGCTAGGTGTTAAGTAAGGATCGCTAGGTGTAACTACTACGCTGTTAGCCAGTAGTGTTGCCGGTGGAAATGAGAAAGTTGACCACACGCCTGCGTTTGCTAAGTCTGTTGCAAGTGTGCTGCGTAGTGTGGTGATTGCAGCTGGCATTAGCCGACCAGTGAGTTAGGACTAGAATACGGCTGGATGAGACCACGCACTCTGTTAATCAGCTGATAACCCATTCTGTATGGGCTTGCAGTGATCCCATCCATACCTACCCCACCAGTCTGAGAGACTTGTCTGGATTGCCAGATGTCAACGGCCACTATCATGGCACTTTCTCTTATGGCAGGAGTCGCAGTGTAAGCNTGTGATTTATGCTCTGGGCCAAGGGCTCGGCCGTATGGTTTGATAAAGTGAAATGGATCGTCTGAAGCTGTTTTTGCGTACTGAATAATAGAATAACCTGTAGGGTAATTGCTAAATTGTAATTGTGTAAATAATGCTGTGCCGATTGTTGCAGGCACTGTCGATCCTGGGAACGCGCCAGTTAATGTGTAAGTGCCGTTATAGGTAGAGCCACAATTAGACACTGTAATGCTCTGACCTACTACAAATATGCCAGGATTCGCAAGCACTAATGATGCAGTGTTATTGCTAATTGATGAGCCAATTACTGGTGCATCATTGTGCCATAAATAGCCTTGTATTAAATCCTCTGCCGCTTGGCAGCACTCTTCCACTGTAGCGTCACTGTATAAAGTGCCAATACCTAAATTACTGCGTAACTCTGCCATTGTTACCATTGCAGCTGCCATAGTGTCCTTTCTTAAAAAGCTCCCCTAGGGCTAGGGCTACTAAACCCTAGAGGATTATTAAATTAACTAACTTATTAGGTTAGGTTAAATCGGCGAACTCCACCAGCTACTAATACTTTAGTTGCTAGATAGCC